AAAGATCAGCATTAGGAATATACAATCGGTTTGTCTTGTGGTTCCTGGCCTTGTGCATCTTCAGGTCCTTTACTTTATGGAATACCTTTTGGCATATTGAACATGCGATAATCATTCTAGATCCTCGATTCCACATTGAATCATGATTTGTTCCATTTGTCTTTTAGTTTCTGGATCATTAACTACTTCTTGAAAGCATGGATCACAATACCATTTTTTACCCACTTTTACACAAAAGTGGATGTTGGTGCATCTACTACAGAACTGTTTTTCAAAAGTCATTAGTCTTTTAACACCGAATTTCTAAATAAATTATCTAGTCAACTATAATTCACTAATCGTCCATGTGGAATTTGTAATTAATTAAGCACACTTAATTAATCCCCAGCATTAAGACAATGCTACCTATGACACTTTCGTGTCATAGGCAGAGGAATTTGTAATTAATTAAATTCTTTTTCTGAATTCGAGGAAAAAAGTACTCGTAGTCACTAAGTAAGCAGTAAGGTGTGTGGGGGTTATTCAGGCTTAATACAAGCAAATATTAAGTAAAAGTGGGGGATAATAGGAGTGATTGAGCAATACTTACCTGTTTTTATCATGGTTTCAATTATTTGTGCTAGCTTCGGTGCTGTTATTGTTACCCGGAATTTTAGTAGAAGCTCACCGATTAGTAATAAAATTAAAAGGCAGTATGATATGTATATTGCAGACCTTGAATCGACCAATAAGAGGCTAACAGGTAGAATCAACCAGGCTAAAAAATCAATATCAATTGCACCAGATGAAGCAGACGATCCATTCAGTGCAATAAGCAGTATCATAGAACAGATAGCTCCACAGCTCCCAGCTTCAATACGACCACTTTTAAAGAATAAAAACGCAATTGGATTTATTGAAAATTATATCAAGTCCAACCCAGATGCGATTAAATCAATTGTGGAAAAATTCACCAGGCAACCAGGGAACAACACAAGAGGCACGCCAGCAATTGAGGAATCAACCCTGTAAGACTTGCGAAGATACCATAACAAAAATACCTACAGGTCAGGTAATTACAAATGATGTAGGATCTAGCGGTGTTGAGAAGTTTATGCTGCATGATTGTCCAACTTGTAAAGGTGAAAGGTTTTTGTATGACTAAGATTAATTTAATGAATGGTAATTACAAGCCTACTTTCTAAAATTATACCCCTTGCTGCGGTAGGTTTGGGTATTGCCTTTCTTGCTAATGTCTTAACTAAACCAGGTCAAGCATCAGAATCAGCTGGTGCATTGGGCCAAACTTTAGGTGCTTTCGGTAGTGGTCTTGGAAGTTTGGGTGGGGGTATTAGTGGGCTTTTAACTGGAATTGGTCAGGGTTCAGCAAAATTACTAGATCCATTATTTTCATTAAAGACTTTATTTTACGGTGACGATTCAGTAGATGCAATATTATCAGAAAATCAAGCTACAGCATCAAACACAACAACAACTGATCCTGTAGTTAATACTGCATCAGATCAACCAGGTGTTACACCAACATCCCCAGCATCAAGTACGGTAACACATACAGGTCCAGGATTCACACAAACAACAACATCAACAGGCCCAGCAACCGTAACAAGTGCGGGCATAACAAGTAGAGCTGCTGGAAGAGCTACGAGGTTCGGATAATATGAAAAAAGGATCAGCTAAAGCTAAAGCCTGGGGTAGAAAAATGAAAGCTTTAAGAAATAAACCTAAACGTAAAAAATCAACTAGAAAAGGCGGTGTACGAAAAACTGCAAGGAAAGCTTATACTAAAATTAAGACTAGACGAAAAACTAATAAAGCTCGTAAGAGGTCAAGTAGTACGTTGAAATTAAAATCTATTGCAAGCTCAGGCACTTTAAAAAAGGTGGCCTTAGGAGTTGGCGGAGCAGCTATCGCAACTGCTGTGATCTCTATGGTAGCACCTAATTCATCAATAGGTAGATATGCAGCTCCAGCTGGTGCTTATGTAATGGGCGGAATTGAGGGTATTATCGGATCTATGGCATTATCTATGTTATCAAGACCAGGGGGAAACGCTAATGTAGCTCCTGCAATGGAAGTTCTTTAGATATGGCAGTTCCTATAATGCGACAATATACAAGAATCGCACCCTTAGCAATTAATACATTTTTGCTGGCTACCGACGACGTCACTGGCTTAAGTGTGCAACAACTCAACAAGGACAATTCAATCGTAGATTATGTCAACGCGATCCAACCCTTGACCACAGTACAATTTCAAACTAGACTTTTCGTTAATAATTTAGAAGCAGGCCCAACATTCTTTAGTGCTAACTCTAACCCAGGATCGGCCGGCCGTACCGTACCAGGACCAATCAACTTTTCAGTTACTGGCAGTGGTGGAAAACAATTAAGTTATTCATCAGGCCAAACCATCCTTGGTGGTGGGTTGCAAGCATATCAATTCATTGTAAAATACGCAAATATGTTTTAGAGGTTTTCAATAATGCCAACAGTCATACAAGGTTTTGAAGTTTTAACAAAACCTGCATCAACAGAAATAGAATCATTTCCAATTCTTATTTCAATACCAGCAGCTGCACCTGGAATAATTAGAATTATAACTTTTCCAACCGAATTTAATATGATTGCAACAAGCCTGCAAATTGAGAACCAGGATGCAACAAACGCAGCTAGTTATAGACTTAATTCATCCGTAGGACCTATGATTAATTTACCATCTTCTAACTTTAGATCATTCTCTCAAATGAATATAATTAGTGTGACGATACAACCAGGAGCTGCAGGACCTGTCATTATATCAGGTCAAATGGCAACGATGCCAAAATCAAAATATTTGGGGGCTTTATAATTTTGCCATTCTCGGGGGGAAATAGTGGCCAAACTGGCGTAAGTGCCCATACACATGATAGTGCTGTTGGTAACGGTGGCAATCTCTCAACGAGCATCACTAATTTAGATAGTGGTAATCTATATACAAAAATTTTACTGGGGATCTGATATGAAAATAAATAATTCCTTAAAACACCCAAGATGGTATGACATACCATGCAAGTGCAACCATGATAATGTAGAAACTGAATATCCGATTAGTTCCTGTCTTCATTGCCAGTTCAAAGAATGTGAAGATAGTTTGCCTAAGAAAGATTTCAAAATACAACAACATGAATTGAAAAATTACAAACCGACAGGAAAAATAATTACTAAAACAATTAAGGAAATTACTATTGTGAGAGGCGATAAATTTCAAGATATTATCGGGTGGACTTACTAATGGCAGTTGGGGATATTGTTAGTCAAATTAGTGCAGTAGGTGCAGTGCTTACTTTTCAACCTGCGGGAACTAATGTAATTTGTGTGACGTGTTGGTTCCTTGATGATACCGCCGCTGGTATTGCGTTGTATGATGGTGCATTGCATACATACATGTATGGAACAGCAGGGGGAACAACTAGATCACCAATTACAAATACTAGAACCTTTCTAAATAATACTAATTATCTTAACATTGATTTGGCAGCTGCAAAGTCAACGGGCTTTTGTGGGATTCAAATTCAATGAGTCTTCCCATTTCTAAAATTAAGATAGCTGCAATTATCGGATCAATAATTGCACTCTTGACAGTTTTGCAATCTGTATTAATTTAATCTAAATCATCATCTAATTTTTTAATAAAACGATTCATCTTTCCTTTATTTACACATTCTCGACAAAAAAAATATTTAAAATCTAACATCCACATTTTAGTAGATGATAATATTCTTTTACAACCTTTACACATTACCATTATTCTTGATAAATAAAATGGGGTTGTGGAATGGGAAATTCCAATTTTTTGTGATACATATCGGCTTTATGTCGTAAGATGATATGTTTTATTATGTAAGCTTCCCAGGAGAACGTTCTTCTACAGAAGTTGCAACAGAATTTCAAAGTCGCTTCCCACAATTTTTGTGTGGACAAAATTCTGATTTTTCTGCTACTCTATTGGACACAAACTTTCCACAATTAGAACAGGTTGCATGACCTTTTCTATGGATTTGTTTTTTAAAGATCAGCATTAGGAATATACAATCGGTTTGTCTTGTGGTTCCTGGCCTTGTGCATCTTCAGGTCCTTTACTTTATGGAATAC